GCCATGATGCTGCGTTGCTGGTGGTATTCGTATCAGACGAAGACGATGACTCAAACAACCCCATGCTCCAAGAAACAAGCTTCATCGAATGGTATCAAGCGCAACGGACCACAGCAGCGGTGGCCAGCATTGTCAACTTCCACCCCGATGTGTCGGACTGTAACTCCGTGTCTTGGTACGAAGGTTTGCGGTACATGACGGTCACAAACCACTTTGGTGGCACGATTGTAGACATCTGCTCGGACGACTGGTCGCCAGGTGTGACCGATGCCACGGCACAGGTAGAACCAAGGGAACGTATCCAGCTCACGCACGAACCAGAGGTTGACTCTATCCGTCTATTTATTGACCGCGTCATGCAGCCCCCCGGCAGTTTCAGTTACAACGGTGGAACCAACGAGGTAATATTCACAGTCATTCCCCCCGGAAATACACTGGTAGAGATCGGGTACAGGTACGACCCAGCAGCGCAACAATCTGACACAGGCGCCTAAGTCAAATACCTGTCCCTCCACACGAACCAAGGAGGTCTCATGCGACGTAAGCGTGAGGCAGGTGCATACTTTACATTCTTCGACTACATAGTCATGTACGGTTTTCTGATCGCAATGTGGTTGCAACTAACCGCTGAGTACTCTGGTTAGTCCATGTACATACAAGCATCAACAACTTCACGTTTGATGGCGTAGCATCGGGCTACGGCTCCCGCGATTCTCGTGGTCTTTGTAGCCGTCTTGTTGCCCGCATCGAGGTAGTCACGGCTGACCCAACTCTGAATGATCTCAGGGGGATGGTGACCCAGCTGTTTGAGAATCACACTCAAAGCATTGTTAACGATGTAAATATGGGTCCACTCTTCCGTGTCATCCCACCGACCTTTCCAACCATTGTGGGGTACAAGGTCTTCGCCCTGACGGCAGACATGCCTACCGTAGAAACTCGTTTGGTTGGCGGTTACCCAAGTCAGTACATCACGCAACACTTCCAAGGGACGGTCAGCATCAGACGCCATGTACGCTTGGGCTTCAAGCAACGGTTCGAGTACATCGCAGCGGGGCTCAGGTACTTCGAGCTGGGTGTGCAGAATGCGCGAGGTAACGTGCAGTACAGCAAGGTATGCACTGTGCCTACGTGCCACGGGATTGTCTACAGCCTTAGAGAAGTAGTCACGAGCTTCACGGTACATGCCCCGAAGATCCTCATGCTGATCGGTCATAGCAATCAGGTACTGAATCATCTTGCGGCCCAAGTGCCCGTAGTTCTCGGCCACAACCATTTGAATCTCTTCGCTGAGTCTTCCCCCTTCTTTGGGGTCACGGCCCAGTGGGCGCCCCTTCAGAGCCAATACACGCGCACGGGTACCAGCGTCCTGGCTGAAGTCTGTCGCTGCACCCTCACCACTGGAGAGCATGACGGAACACCAAGAGTCCGTCTTACGGCTTCCGTCCAGTGCGCCACGGCCTCGGCCTTGCCCCTGGCAGAAGTCATAGATAACGTCACGAACAATGCGGTGACTCTTGGCACGTTTGGTCTCATCGAGTATCAACGGTAGGTTTTGTAGAAACCCTGCAGTGCGTTCGATCCACACCTTTGTCGAGTCCCACGAGTACATCGCACTGGGTTGTGCATCACTGGGTCTGCCCCATACGCTGGCAGCGAGGCGCAGCATCGTGGTCTTACCGCCACTGGTCTCGCCAGAGAAGTCCACCACGAATCCGGGGAGCTTAAGTACATTCATTAGCGGTGCAGCGGCTGCGGCATAGATAGCAATGAATGGGTATGGGTGGTCACCCACTTCAGTTACCAAGTCACACCAAGCTTTCCATGAACCCTCTGTGACCCAACCTGACTGAATGCGATCGTAGCCAGGGGGTGGAGTCAAAACGAGTGGGGGCGAGTCTGTGGATGTCGTGTAGTGTTGGTCCGGCAACACAAACGATCCGTCTTTCTGCCAGCCCATACGAGATGTCGAAGTGCTGGCGGGCAACCGTGATGCATTCTCGCGCTCGAACTCGGAGAGGTAGGTGATCATGGCACCCAGGTTTCCACTGTTCACAGGAGCATCAAACGCTGCCAGACTAATCAAGTACCGTGCATCAAAGCATGTACGACGCTCAACGATTCGGGTACACCAGCCACTGGGACCACGCCAAACCAACTGACGCTTGGCTTCTCCCGTGTTGATATCAAACGTTCTGGACGTCATGAAGATAGGTGCGGTAGCAATTGGTGTCTTGTGAATCAGCCCACTGGCATCGATGCTTTGACGGTATACCCCCGTGGGGTCTACCATGTAGCCAGGGGGCACGATGAGCTGACCCAGTGTAGCGTTGTCCACCAATACTGCAGGTGGCAAAGACCCTTGCATGGTATCGCTCAAGGGGCGACGTTGCTTCGAGGCTTCCTCAGTGGACACAAGCCGAAGGTTCACCACCTTGCGTCGTTCCTCTGCCAGGGCACGAACGGAACTCTCCAACCTACGTGCGTGTTGTGTTTGAAATGGTAACGTCTTCAGGACTGCCAAGTGCAGATCCATCTTCTCACGTTCATCGAGGTACGCATGAACCAGAATGTCCATGGTCTCGGTTTCACGAATGCTACCCCACACTTTAGCGATTTTGGCTTTGTCTCCACCGTTCACGGTTTCCGTGAGCTTATCAAATATCTTGGTGGCAGTAACGATGGCGGGCTGGGGAGGCTTCTGCTGTTGGTCCATGTCTACGGGGGCTCAGGTCTGGGGGGAACGGGGATAAACGCGCACCATAAATGCACGCCTGGCGGGAGTAGGTCCGAGGTCTTTTCGCTCTCCTGAGCGTCCTTTCACTGTAGCGGGATGGACCCATTCCCGCAAGTGACTTGAAACGTGTGGGGAACACGCTCCAAAGCTTGTCATGTCAAGCGATACGTCAACTTGTACCAACGTTTTCAGATACCTACGGTAACTTATTCGTCGTCGTATTCGTCAGGTTTCCGCGTCCAACCCGCTGCCAAGTCATCGAGAAGAAGCTCGACGGTGAAGGAGCGCCAACCACAATGGTTGCAGAGTCGGTCGCGGGCAACCCAATCAGAGGTGTACCAGTCAACGGAATCACGGACTTGACGGAGCAAGCGTGCCCGAGTGTGGTGCTTAGAGGTATCGGCTGTTCTTGAGTTAGCAACCTTTGTCTTTTTTCCACACTTAGGGCAGCGCATTTTTTCCTCATCCTGGCGGTGGAGGCATCTCCTGCTGGGCCAGTGTGTATGTTCCGTCTTCGTTGATGCTTACTTTATCCGGCCCATAAGAATGCTGCATGATATCAGCGGCAGTTTGTTTACTCATGTACCGAATGTCAATCACAGTATAACCCAGATTCTCCATCATCTCAGCAGTCTCTTTGGTTACCTTACGACGACGGCGCTTGGGTTTCTGCACTATGACTTCAGGTTCGACCTTGACTTCGGGTTGCGCAGGTTCTTCCTCTACGGGTTCTTCCGCAGATTCTGTAACTGTTACACCCTTCGTCCATTCGGCAGAGGTTTGATCCATGTCAATCACAGTCCATCCTTTGGGTGTACGTCCCGTGGGCTTGACGGTGCTGGCAATCACAACCTGGCCACCAAACTCAGAGTAGCTACGCATCACAGCACCCAACGTTGTACCATCCCATGCACGGTCTTCAGGTACCAGAAGTACAGGTGCGTTGGGGTGTAGGTCATCACAGACCGTCATGGCGATAGCCGTGGTCACTGCAGCCCACTCTGCACCAGACAAGGCACTGTGTAAGCGGTCGTCGCGCATGAGTCCCATGCGGAATACTTCCAATGACCCATCCTGCAGGACAATGCGGAAGTCCCAGCCATCGGGCAGGTACGATGTCACGTTGGCGCAGAAGCAATCGATCTGCTCTGTCAACACTTTACCCACGGCGACGTTGGCCACGACAGTCAGTTGTTTGTAACTGGCCTGGTCTTGTAGCAGCGCTTCACCTTTCTTCTTGGCTGTGATCAACTGGTTCCACTGGGACGCAGCGATCTCGGTAGCTGTGAGAGCTTGTCGTGCTGCAGCCAAACGGTTGCGACACTCACCTACACCAAGCACAGTCTCTTCACCTTCAGGTACAACGACCAAGCTCTGCAAACGTGTAAGCTCTTGCGTCCAAGACTCGAAGGTGGTCTTGGCTTCTTCCACCAAACGCTTTTGTTCCTCGATGCTTGTCAATGCCACAGAGTTTTGTTGGTCCCACTTTTCCAACGTGTCTGCATAGAAGTACCTACACGTTTGAATGTGCGCGTTACCCACAACAGAGTTGCAGGTGGGGCAGTTGTCGAGGTTGTTTTCCAACGCCCATTCCAGGTTTGCCAAAGAGTGAACGGCTTGTGCAGGACGTTCGCCCAGGTTCTTAATGGCACGGTCCAATGCATCGGCACGACGTTGAGACTCTTCACGCCACAAGTCCACGGCGCGTTGGGCTTCCCCAACCTGCTTTTCCATCTCATGCTTTGTAAGCCCACCAGGCTGATGTACCTGAATCGATTTCTCCAACATTGCTTGTGCCGCATCCACTGCAGCTTTCAGCTTGTCGTAGTCCTCTTGACTGGGCTTGCTTGTCATCGTTGAACTAACTTCATTGATCACGGTTTGTGCACCCTTGATCTCTTTGGTCAGGTCTCGTGAACGCTTTTCGCAGTAGGCGATAACATTCAACAATGTCTCGACTGGTGTGGCGTCATGGCCCAAGTGTTCGGCCAAGTCCTTGTAAACGGAATGCGCCTCGACGGGCAACTGGGCGAGAATATCTTCCAGTTGCACACCGAGACTCGCCCAGCGAAGAAAGGCTTTCCTCTGCGTAGCAGTAGAACCACCCATAACACTCTTCACTTGACGATGGACCAAAGCCTCCCCGCCTGGTCCAGCATGTGACGGGCTTTTTACTCTACCGTCTTCACGTTTGGCCAAGTAGGTGGCCACCGTATCATCGGTAAAATATCCCGTTACCCCCAAAGAATCCCCAGGTGCCAACGTCAGCAGCAGAGCTGCGTCCTTGACGGCACTACGACCAATGATGTCATCGGCGCTACCAGCAAAGGCCAGTTCAAGAGATTGAATAACACTGGACTTGTGACTGGTATTGCTACCTACAAGCAGTGTTTTTTGTCCGATCTCAAGTTCCCACGCACCACCATCGGGGCATGGACTCTTAAGATTACTTGCGATTTTGTTTACATACGGCTTCATGATTCCCCCTTATGCGGATGCCGATAGGTCAAGGCGAGCCCAAGCGGTCCAGTTCTCACCTTCGATAAGTTCAGTTGTAGCGCAGCGTTTGAAGTCGCCGCTGCCTGGGTTCCATGTGTAGACATACTTGCCTTCATTAAGGAACCCGTCAATCAAGTCAGACGTGGCCTTGGCCACAGTAGGGTTGAGGTCATCCAGAACTGGAACGATGATACCGTGATAAAGCGGACCACCCTCGAAGTTCTCAGCGATCGGTACGTCACGGCACCAAGCCTGCCAACCTCCAACAGCTTTAGCCCGAGCGTTGTAGTCATCCCGACCAGCAACTACTTCAGCTTCCCAAGCTTCTGTTGTTAACAACTTCTGTAGGTTACGAACCCAGAAGTTGATGTCTGCATCATCTGTCGCTTTTGAGTGCGCCAGAAACCAACGTGCTACTTTCATGTTCCCTCCAAAGGACTAAAGGCAATGGATCAAAAGCCTTTCTTGTGCCCTTGTAATACCGGTGTATAACAGCCGCCTCTTACCGTCAAGGTCTTTTTGGGTATACCGTAACGCTTCGCATTCTATAAAGCAGACATCTCTCCATTGGCTTCCCTGACTTTTATGCACTGTTAAGCAGTAACCGTAGTCGATGTGTACCACTGCATCGCGCACTTCCTTAACACCAACGCGCATAACCATCTGCCGAAATGTTGCAGAATCAGCGCCAATACAATCCTTCAAGGTATAGAACACTTGACCACCTGTCGTTGTGATCTTCAGTAGTGGAGGTGACCTGCGTGCGTGGTAGTTAATCACGTTGCGTACTCTCATGACATCGCCGTTAACCACGTCCACCTTGCGATTGTTCCTCAGCACCAGAATGGTTTCCCGGTCTTCGAGTGGGCGGGTGTAGCCCATCATGTTGCGAACCGTGCTGTTCACAATCTTACGAATCTTGTTGGTCCAAGTAAGGCAGACACGATCGCCACCCTGCAGAATCCATTGAGCTGCTTGGTCTAAGGGACCGTTGGAGTAGCTAACTTCATCGCCCCAGTCTTTGAACTCTTGGCCTTGGTTGTACCGAATCAGCGTAGCAAGTTTGATGATGGCAGAGTTCTCTGCTTGTCGGTGGATCTCTGTTAGTTCTGCCGTAGGGTGGTCAAAGTCTGGACCCCACGTACCATCCACAGGCGGTAACTGTTCTTTGTCACCGACCCACAGCAGTATTCCACCGACCAACTGCACTTGTTCTTTGAGCGTGTTGTACAACTCCCGGTTCACCATGCTGGCCTCGTCGATGACAACCAAAGAGTTGGAACGACACGGTGGTTGGGGATCGTAGAACTTGAGTTTGGTTCGACCCTTTTTGTCCTCGCCCTCGTCGCACCCGCCATACAATGCTGAGTGAATCGTGTTGGCGTTGTAGCCGATTACCTCAGTCATGCGTCGTGCGGCTTTGCCTGTGGGTGCCAACAAACAAATCGGCCGACCACGAAACAGGTCGATAAGTTCCCGCAGTACGGTTGTCTTTCCCGATCCTGCAGGACCGACAAGCACCGCTTCACCCTCAAGCTCCAACGCAATCTCCAAGTTCTCTACAGCACTCTGCTGCTGTTCCGTTAGTTCGATAGTATTAAACATCTTTGAAGGTCCTCCCTGCAGAAGCTTCAGATGTGACGGGTACTTCCCATCCGGGAATCTGAAGGTTCATACATTCTTCCAGTAGTAATCGTGCTTTCTCCATCTCTGGATGCAACTCTTCACCCTTCTTAGGTCGCCAGTTGGGATCAACTCCAGCGGGTAGTTGCAGTTCAATCTCGATGGAGTCGTGGCATTGTCTGAGCATTCCAGTGCCCCGGCCCTGAAACTCGAAGGGGAATGCGTCACGCACGTTAGCCTCGCACAAACGCATGATGTTACCCTCGGCTGCAAGGATGGGGTAGTTCACCACAGCGTTGAGCTTACCATCCTCCAACGGTCCAGAGCGACGACCCATCACAGGGTCTTCCATGTAACCCTGCCGTTCGTACATCTTCATCATCTTATCCCACGCCTGTACCCACTCAGGCTCCGACTTCATCCACGCATCGTGCATCATGCGAATCTCGCGAAGAGAGATGTTCACGTAGGGTAAGTTGCCCCCATCCGTTTCTGTACTGGTGATCACGCGCCATACAGTAGTGGGGTTAGCCCCGTAGATGCTGGCGTACCGAAGTGTCTTGGCCATCTGCCGCATTGCATTTGCAGTGCCGCCTTGAGGCTTACGGTAGAGATTGAAACCGTCAGGCCCCCAACCATCAGCGTTCTTGTACTTGTCGCCAAAGGCAGAGTACGCCAATGTCGAGTGCGGGTCCTTCCCTTCACTAAAGCATTCCAGCAGCAGAGGGATCTTCCAGTAGCTGGCAGTGATACGCAGGTGCGCCTGGTCCAAGTCAGCTCCGAGTAGATAATGTCCAGGCTCTGCAGCGAAGATGGTTTTGATGCGGCCTTGCCCCTTGTTGGACCCGATGGTCTGTAGGTTCTGCTTACTACATGAGAGCCTGCCTACACTGGTGGTGTGTGCGCTCCATGTACTACGTGTGCGCCCGTCTTCCCATACCAAACCTTTCTTGGGGTCTAAGCTCCGCAACTGCATAGGTCGAAGCATCGCCCCGAGAATCTTGTTCTTCTCTCGTCGATACAATCGAAGTTCCTTAAGAAACGCCATCTGTTCATCGTTAAGCAAACCACTTGCCATGTGTGCTCGAATCACTGGATCGCCAGTGCCTGGTTGACCTGACTCTGTATAGAACTCTCTTGCGTCCATTGCAGGGGGAATACTCAGGCCCCAGTTGTTGTAGAGCATGTCACGTATCTGTGCAGCGGATCCTGGGTTGATTTCGTCTGCAGCATTCTCTAAGTCGAACCCTTTGACGTTTAACGTGCGTGCCAGGTTCTTCAGGTTGGCTTCACGCTTACGCACGCTGATCTCATACTCTGCTTCCAATGAACGGCGTTGCTCTTGGTCGATGTAGATACCGAGCTTGTGCATCTCTACGCACATGTGCTGTGTTTCGTGGTCAACTTCAAACAGATTCCAAGGTTTGTTGGCTGGCCATGACGAGGGTTTCAAGTCCTCTGACAAAGGACGAAACGCGCCCGATTCAGCAGCGGCATCGATAAGCGGGGCCACGATTCGCGCACTAACAGCAGTATCCACAAGGTTATACGACAACAGCTCGTCATCATTGGTACTACCCGTCGCAATGCTATCGCCCTTCTCTGTGGTCTCCCAGCGCTCCACATCCAGCAGAATCGAGCCGATAGTCTTCAAGCCTTTGGGCAAGTCAGGTGCGCGAAACCGTGCAGCGAACAGCGTATCAATCAGCGGCTCAGGGGTGACACCCAAGTGGTGCTCGATGACCATGCGATCGTAAGACCCGGCGTTGTGCCCGACCCAAGTGCGACCATCGGTAAAGGCGCGAGCCAGTATGGCTTTGATGGCTTGCTCGTCTTCGGGCGTGTAGAACTTGGTGTGCCCATCAGCAGATAGCAGACTGACACCCACACCACGAGACACTTGCGCAGTCTCTGCCAGTGTGCGGGCCACGCGCCCATCTTCTCTCAAGTCGGGAATCGAGATAGCCACTGTACGCAATGCACAGGTCATGGGTTCGATGCCATCTGTTTCAACGTCGTATGCCCAGAAGGGCGCAGGTTGGCTCAACCATTCCTCAAGCTCCGATGGTGTGGGGCGCCAAAGGTTTTCAGGTTCGGACCAGTTCAGTGCATCGCTAAACCACCGGAAGGCTTTACCGATGTCACTGTGCAACACAGGACGCCACGAAGGTGCACGCAGACTAAAGGCTGGATGTACCGTGGGCATCACCCGATAAGCAGTTTCTTCTTCTTTGTTTGTGACGCGCCATTCGCTGGTGACACGCAACGGACCACCTCGCGAGTTGAGAATACTGCCGCCCACACCGGTCAGTGCTTGTGTTGCCGTCTTGCCCAGCGTCAGAATGTTTGGGTACCGTGCGGCCATCTGCTTCAGTCGTGGAGCGCAACACACTTGGGGGTGGAGTACCGGGTCTTCACCTTTGCGCATGCGCTTCTTGTTGATGGCATCAATGCTCTTGTCGAGCCGCTTCCATGCACCGGATGCTTCACCCGGAGGTTTACAAGCGACGACATTGTCGAGGTCCACGTCAGTACGTTTGAGCTTGTTAAACGCAAGTGCGTGGTTCCATTCGCTGCCAGAACGTCCAACCAATGGGCGCCCCCGTACAGCCTCTTCAGGGCCAGGACTTTCTACCACAGCCAAAACAGAACAGCCTGTGTGAATCTCAGGACCCACTGGCTCCCAATCGCCATCGCGCAGTTCACCGTTCGGACCCAAGGGGCAGATGCTGCATTTGGCGCCAAGGCTTTGCGGATCGAAACGTTTGCTCATATACCCTCCAGAAAAAAGGGTCACCAATACCGGACCTCTTGGCATTGGTGACCCTGGCCAATAAGGCCTACGAGTGCTTAACTCACAACGCCTTGTGCCAAGGAGGGTGCAGGCGGCAAGTTCGATGTGATCGTGGGAGCACCCGCACCGTTCCCGGCCACGTTAGCTGTCCCGATTCCCGCAGTGTTTTGTGGAAGACCACCAACACCAGCAGTTGTCGTGTTGCCCAGAGTGGGGGTATCGCCAGAAGCCTTCAGGGCCTCGAACGCACTCTTGGTCAACCAGTTCTTGATGGTGTTGTAGGATCCGTCAACACCCTTCTGTCCAGGAACAAACTCAACGAAGCCCTTACGGTTGCTTGTCGAGGTCAGGAACCATTCGTCACTGATGGTACCACCACTAAGCTCTGCTTCGGTGTAACCAAGAGAGTTCAGAATGGTTTTGATTCCAGCAAGGTAACCCTTGGTCTGGTTCTCAGTGAGACCTGCAATAGCGTTACCATTAGCATCGAAACCAACGTTCATGAAAGTGAACATGGTGAAGCCGTTGTCGAACTGGACGTGCACACGACGAGTGGTGGGCTTATCAGTCGACTTCATCTCGACTTCAGTGATGCTTACAGCGTAGTAGCCTGCAGCAGGTGCGGCTGCACCGATACCAATACCGTTGAAGTTGTTGCCGGGGATTTGAAATGTAGCCATGGTTGGCTCCTTCTTTTGTTTGTTGTTCATTGCAATGGACTAAATGTCCGAGGTCCAAACGGGTCATCCGTCAGGAGATGGGTGGTGGAGGGGGAAGATTGTTTGTGTCCCGAGCCCCAGGCTCTTCCACCTCCACCGAAAAATCAAATAAGCTCTTGCTGCGTTGCTTGCGAAGCACACCGCGTGCGACTCCGTCTTGACATGCCCACCGCAGATGCAATGGGTTTGCCTCATTCGCTGTGCTTGCAACTTTCGTGATGGCTTCCTTGGCTTTGTTGCCTTCCATCATGTGCTGTGCAATGGCTTCAGCGATGTCGTCTTGCCATTCCAACCCACCGATACGGCTGAGTTGGTAACCAGAGTTGCTGGCCCGTAGAATCTCGCGCAGGTTGCCAGGAGTCTTGCGGCTGCAGACGCCGAGGCGATCACCGGTAATCCACTCGGGGTCAGTCGGGTCACAGTAGTACACGCCAGGGAACCATGGGTCAGGGTACGTCGAGTCCACCATGGCACGAACGTTCAGGTCACACCAAGACGGAATGGTTTGTACTTGGTTACGACTGGGAACCTCTGGGCCACCAGGGCACAGCAGTCCGTCTGCATTGGTACCGGGCATGCGCTCGTGAAAGGTCATGGCCATGTGTACGCCAAGGTGACGTGCCAAACCAGAGATATGAAGCAGGTGCTTGTTGAGCATCTGGTAAGGCAGGAACTTGTTCCGGCCAGCCTGCTTTTCCCATTCGAGCATGCTGCGTTTGCACAGGTGGCTTGCATCATCGATAACGATGGCACCGTACTGTTGCGCTTGGGCAGGGTTGTAAGCGAAAGTCTCCAACAGTTGCACCAACTGCACCAACGTTTGTGGTGGCTCTGGGTGTACTGCAGGTGTGAAGCCCAGTTCGTTCTGTGCTACCAGCGTCAAAGCACTGGGTACACCAACGAACAAAGCGTTTGGAAATGCTGCCAGCATGTCGCTGGTTTTCTTCTTTTTTGGTTGACCGTAGACGGTCACCATCACCGCTGGCAAAGTATCTGCCATGTTTCCCTCCTGATGATGTATCGAGCCTATGAGACCTAAACCGCATCGTCAAGTTATTTTTTTCAACGAGATACGATTTTGCTACTAAAAAGTTCCGGCCTCTCCGTAAAAACACAGTTTGATACCGGAACATTTCCCATAACGTCCGACACAAGAAGATTCGTTTTGAACCTTCGGCCACTCCCAGTATCCCTCACCGTCACGGTCTAATCGGGCAAGTTCGTGCTCGGCTCTCCAGAGCATCTTAGCGAAGTGTTTATCTCGGTGCGGCGTAGCCGGAACCATAGGGCGAGCCACGGTCCACGGGGGTGTACGCTGAATCAAGTTGAGCATCACGCCACCAAAGTCTTCACCCCAGATCTGCTGACCCATAATGCGGAACGCTGCAAACCCACCGTCGATAGCATACCCGTCAGTAGATTTACTGGCCTGTACTCGTGCGTTGTGCTTGTGGTCCCAGATGTACACACGACCGGTGGAGTCTTGGGTCACCAAGTCCAAACGGCGCGTTAGCGTAAGCGCTTTACCAGAGTCCTTGTGACCAGGGCAGTTAAGGGGTGTGGGTATAATCTTGTTACCGTCGATCGCCTTAAATGATGCAGCGTCAAGAGGTGTGTTCGCATCGTCAGGATGCACAACCCACAAACCCCATTCGTTGTTCTTGTTACCCAGCATCGCCATGATCGGGTACTCAACAGCGACAATGCGACCGGGAGACTCAGGGAACTTGGCCATGTAACGTCGGAAGGTCTCGACCATCTCAGGAATAAACTCTTCACCTTCCCCGTTCTGTTCGACCCATGCGTACACAGACTCTTCGGGTGACATCAACAACGTAGCGTCCGTCATGTACTCATCACCAACGTGACAACCACCTTGCTGACACCCCCAGATTGCGTGCTGGTGTGCCTGCATGACGTGTCCCATGCTACCGCGTGTCAACGCTGCAGCGGGAATCATCTCTAAGTTTAGTCTGCGCTGATACGCAAACAGTTGTGGGCACCGGAAGAATGTACCGATACGTGACCAACCACGCGAGGACATCCCCGCATCAATAAGCATTTTTGTCATTCGTCGTTCAAAACCTTTTCTACTGCTGATGGTACCATATTCAAAGCGCGAACACAGTGTACGTTTGGATGTTTATAAAACGGTACTGAGTTCTTATTCGAGTCGAGCAAGAGACCATCATTCGGCACGACCAGAAACACGGGTTTGTCTTGTGCAAGAGCTGCCCCAATCTCTACGTGAGTGCCATAACCGCCAGGAAGAATCGCGACCACATAGTCTGCGGAGCTTACACCGTTGATCTCTTCAACAGCACATTCTCTCAAGAGCTTTTCCGTTATAGGCAACAAAGGTTGTTCGGCCCAGTTGTATGTGATGTCATGGTTGAACTGTTGCTTCAGGAGCTTGGCAGTTCGGCGAACCTCGGCCTTATTAGAGAAACGTGTGGCCACGTAGAACTTCATTAGATGCCTCTACTCTACAGTGAGTTTGGAAATGATTGAATCAACAATGGGGTCTTTGTCTTCTAACCCAAGTAACTTCTGGTCTAAGCCCTTGAGTTCATCTGCGGCAAGAAAATCACCGATTGGCCCAAACTTTTCAACTAAAATCTCTACCACCCGTCCATCGTAAGTACCTTCAGCGATCGGTACTTTGAGTAGTGTTGCTCGCCCACCCAGCCGGTCGAAGCGTCCCTTCCACTGTTGCCAGTCACCTGGTTTCCAAGGCAGCATGGCAAAGATCGCCAGGTCTGTGGTTTGCATACCGTCTACACCCGTACCCACGCTTTGTCCTGTAGCGACAAGACAACACGGCCCATTGGAATCTCGGTACTGGTCGATGATTGCGTCCTTCTCTGATTCAGGTACGCCCCCATGAATCATGAATACGGGTACGTTCTTTTGCGCCTCATCGCCGCGAGCAACCGTTCGACCAATATCGTTAGCCCAGATTTCCGCTTCTCTCCTACGTGCGACGAATACGACAACTTTACCTCCACCTTTGAGACCTTCAACCGCTTCAGAAGTGACATACTTTCTTTTCCTACTACACGCCTCAGAGAGCCGTGCTTCAATCATCTGTTCACGAGCCAACGGGTTTTGTTTCGCTGACTTGGAGAACCCTTTAATGGCTTGATTGAATGTTTGTTTGTCACTCCATCGTTCGGCACGGTTCAACTCCGTGTGGCTCAAGTATACCACCTGTACACGTGTATCCGGTAGCGCTTCGTGGCTTTCCTTGTATGGAACTTCATGTACGAGGAAAGAACAACGTGCCTTCAGTTCATCAATGTGGCTGCTACCTGTGTCATTCAATCCACCGTACTGACCGGGACGTGCGTTGCAATAGCGCAGCGCAAACTTCGAATAGCTATGGCTGAACCCACCAGGACTAAGTAAATCCAGTTGACTCCACAACCGGCGAGGTCTACCGTCGTCAAGAGGTGTAGCGCTCAACCCAATCGTTGTGGTCACAGAAGGTAAGCGGCTTAGGTCCATGGCAGCAACAGCACGATTGTGTCGGTCTACCTTGGAACTCTTCCCGCCGCTGGCTGCAGTCTTGCGTCGTTCGAACGACACACTGCCATCGGCTTCTTGAATCGCATTCCATCGCTTGCTGCTACCGTGCATGTGCAACTCGTCGAACACCAGTATGCGAGGTTGTACCTTCTTTGCAATCGCCAGGTAGTCTGAAAGTGCCTCGGCACCGATGATCAGGAATGGTCGGTTGCCGTGGTGATAGCACTCACCCAAGTACTCATCGAGTGTTTGGTCACTCTTCTTGACTTCGGACGAAGGACGCACACGAAACGGCTTAATGGTTGTGTACTCTTGCGTCTGACTCCACCATACATGTCGGGCCTTAGCGGGTGTGACGATCACGACGGGTCCTTGCTCTGCTGTAATCGACATCAGTGTACCCAGTGTTTTACCCGAGCCAGCTGACCAGACGTTGAAAATCCATGGTCGCATAACGGACCAAGCCACGCCACGAAACTGGTAAGGTGTTGCTATGTCAAGAACGTTGGGTCTAAGCTCCCCGTTCTTTACAGCGATCTCGGCAAGCCTGCGCCCCTCGCCTTCCAAGTTCGCACGCGAAAGTGCGGTATTGTCCCAAGGCTGTATACCCTCGGTGTTGATAGACGAGCAGTTGAACTCTAAGCCGAGTGATGCGAGGTAGCCCGTAACAAGCCAAGCTCCATGCAAAGGCACGTAGATTTCGCATTCTGTGATTCCTCCAGCAGTACCCTTCTCACATAGTTTTGCAAGGCGTACACGCCTGTGCCCATTGATGAGACCATAAACCAGCGAGCCTGGAACCCACAGTTCGATGTTTGTCATGTGTTGAATGTCTGCCAGAACAGACGTATGAAACGTGTAGTGTGGTTGATCCCACATGGTTTCCCTCCACTTTGTTTGTATTAAAACTATGCCGCACTGTCAACCATTGATTTGACATACCCCTGTGGAAAGGCTACCGTTGTGGTCTATGGGGGCACCATGAAACAATCTGAATTCATCACATTTATTCGCCAGAACCGCAAAGAGCGGGGATGGTCACTTGCAGAACTGGCGCGTTGGTCGAACTTGACACAACCAGAAATAAGTCGTTTAGAGTCAGGGATACGGTTACCTACTCTACGTCATGTCAAAGGTCTGGCAGAAGCGTTTCACTCGACGCAAAAAGAAGCATTGTCTTGGGGATATCCTGATTGGCTTGCTAAACTCGTTGATCTCGGGGAACAAGCCCGCAAAAACGCGAGAAGCGGGCCAGGTCGGTGGGCCAAGAGAGTGTCTGAAGACACTACTGAATGCCACTAAGGCAAGCATTATTGCATTTGGCGCATACGCTCAAAGTATGTCCACCGAAAAAGAAATATCTTTCATCTACGCACGAATGATTCTAAATCGCATTCAAAGTGATTTGGAATCTGTAGGTTTTGATGACGCTGAATGGCAGAGTTTTTCCGAAGGTTACGAGATGTATATTGGAGGTATGTGCGTTGCAAGGGGTGTAGACCCTGATCCTGCAACAGCCGCCGAAGATCTCATTGATAACTTGGCTTACCTGTTTTCCCAAGCACCAAAGGCTTAGTCCTTAATCGGACAAAACAGTGTACCTGTTGGTCCATCCTCAAGATCTACAACAATGCCCATCAATCCTTGTTCGCTGGTGATATATCCTTCACCGGCATGCCATGCGTCTGGGGATGCGAGCGACGGAAGCAAGTAGTGTCGAATGCCTCCGATCTCTTGAATACGTTGGTGGTGCAAGTGTCCACCAAATGCGACATGATGTTTGGTTCTACCCCACGCATCACGCTGTTCTTTGGCGATGACCGGCCCAAGCTTGTTGACTTTGATAGAGTCGCCATGGGTAAAGCACATTAGTGTCTTACCGATTTCTTGGTACGTCCTGAGATGATGGCAGTCCACAACAGTGACACGGTCGCTCTTTTCGTAGATGGCGCGTAGATACAGCAACAGAGCATGTGCATTCGTGCGATCATGGTTTCCTGCCATCAGTACAACACGCACAGGTGCAGCGGTAGAAAGCAGGTCGATGTGGTCCTTGGCTAACTCAGCACCGGTAATCAGGAGTTCAAGTGGTGACCCGTCTACGTCTACAGGGGTACCCCGTGTTGTTGCTGCACGAAGTCCATCGCAATGTATCCAGTCAGACCCAACGGCGACAATGATGCCTTCGGGTTGTCCAGGTAACCGTGAAATCAAGGACTCTGTGGTGTCCATCAATCTACGACGCGCAATCTTACGGTTGTATTCGTAGCCTGACTCGCGATCCCATGAGCGCATACCCCAGTGAAAGTCAGTAGCACTGGTGACCAACCAGTATGGGTCTTCAGCTCGACGCATACGAAGACGCGGTACCGAGTAGTCTGTGGTGTCAGCGATCCACTCACGGAACTTATTCAACACACTGTGTTCGAAGTCCCACCAGTTGCGCGCAGCTTTCTGTGTTTCGATGGCTCCGAGTTCTTCCGTCTTCGTGGCAAGCCGACCAAACTTCAAGGCCAACGCATCTTGTGCCATGTCGTCTACACCACGACGTGCAACCTCTTCGGCGCTAAAGGGCGCAGAATCGTGCGTGATGCCGTGGGCCTTCAGATACCCTACGACCCAGTTGCGGGGCAAGCCTGTGCGACGTGAGATACCATTAAGGCTAACAGGTGCACCGTCCCAGTTGGAGTACCAGCGAATGATGGCGCGGTGAGCTTCACCAGAAGTCTTGACCCATGCCTTCGCCTTGGACACATACGTTCGGTACGTGTCTGCGTCTTCATCGTACTCTATGAGCCCATGGTCAATCTCTACAGGCTCGAACTCTGGATCATCCTCGAAGTCATCGATCTCATCAAGATCTAACTCTTCCAAGTCTGCCAGCATCGATGCACGTCGTTGTTGAATGTAGAGGCTGGATGCGTTGGACGAAGCTGCGGCTGTAGGAGGTGATGTTGTTGGTCCACCTTCTTTTCGCACACGTTCAATCACTTGTTTTAGAATGTGCGTACCACGGGACTTGACCCCATCCATTTCAATGATTGTACGTAAGCCACGTCTACCAAGACGTGCTGTGGCTACCTCATCTCCCCACCGGGTGTAAATTTCTTCTGCTGTCAAGAGTGACATATACTGCTCGGGCTCGGGTTACTGGCATTTCGCCCCCGTTGCAGCGCATACTGCACCAAGGTTGAACGCCATCTGCTGCTGGTTCTCTTTCAACTTGTCTACTGCTTGTTCCAGACGAGCCAAACGATCCTGCATAGCTTCCACTTGAGGCTTTAACCCGTCATAATCATGAGCACTTTTACTTTGCTCTTGCTCGGACATTCTGTCCAAACGATCTTCAATTACTGCCAACTCGTTTGTTGACGCCTGCAAAGACATCCACCCGCTACCCGCAAAAAATACTACGGATACCAGAAAAATTAGCATTTTTGAATCGAAGAACTCTTTCATGATTACGACTCCGCAAGATGCATTTTATACGCAGTGGTATAAATAGCACCTGTACTGAACACCACCAATAGCACAGTCAGTCCACCCAGTGCGCGTTGTGCGGCAGGGCGTTGGTGCCAGGGTTCAGGGCGGGAAGCTTCCTCATACATCTTAGCATAGTGGTCGCGTTCGCGCTCCAACTGGGTCACGTCTAAGAAGTATTGTTGTTGGATAGCCTTGGCCCATCGCTCCGTTTGAAGCAGATCGGCGTAGTCGCTCATAGGTACAGCAATCGCAGAACACTTGGGTTTAAGCGTGTCTGCGGAGATAAAAGTGGTAGGAATCAGCAGGTCTTTCTGCAACCCATACGTTTTGGCGCATTCACCCTCCACAGGATCAGGCACTTCTGGGCGTGGAGGTAAACCTTCACCGTAGGCTGGACCGGTCAGGGTCAGCGCAAGTAGTAGCACAAGGACACGCATCAGTCTTCTCTTCGGCTCCTGGCGTTACCCATTTGAACCAAGTTGTCCACTGCATCCTCACCTTTTACGGCGTCTTGGATATCTTCGACATCTTCTTCGAAATCTTTCCTAAGAACATCGCGAGCGTGATCAGCAAAAACACGCGAAGGTTTCGCTGCCTTTGTGGCTTCTTTCTGTTTCTTGAGGTCCCATTCTGTTTTGAAGTACCAGATGATAGACGAGCCCGCAAACGTCGCTGCCATGGTGATGATTGCTGTAAGGACTTCATTCACGGGGCACCTAAGAAGTAATAACGTTGAGAATCACACTGCTGGTAGGGCCACTGTTGTCGCTGGTAGTAGCACCAGTAGTGCACCAAATCGACAGCCCTGTAGAAAACACAGAACCTTCAGGCATGACGAAAGACAGTTTAGTACTCGCGGGTACTTTGAACTGCCAGTTAGGTTCTGTTCCAGAACCACCTGTTGCGGCATCCACCAACTTCAAATACACAATCGCAGTATTAGCGGTGTTATCGACTGTGATCAGGTACAACGTACCCGCACCTCCCGTCACATTGTTCTGAGAAGTGTTTGAAATATCCAAGTCTGTCGTGAGCTTACCGCCCAATGAAGGAATCGTACTGATGGTAGAAGTGCTCATGGGTTACACACCAGAGTTACAGTGACTTTCGCTGCTGGAGCGGTTGTATCATTCTGCGCTTTGAGGCGTGAAATCCAGAAGTTTAGCTTGTTAAAAGCTATACCGTAGGGAATCTGATAGGTCACGCTCAGACCTGCTGTACCTTTCAACGTCATGTCAGGTATGGTGTTCCCTGCAACAGGACTTGTACCGTCATACAACTTGACGTAGTGGTCAACGACGGTTTGTGTGCAGTCTACGATAACAGAAAACAAACGCCCTGGAGCGGTTGTCACGTTCTCCTGCACTGCCACTGCAGTTTGGTCTTTATCCACAACGATTTTGTAGTCTACTGCGTCGTGGAAACCTGTTGCAGAAAGCGTCACTTTAGCCTCGTTTACTCAAAGCGCTCATCGCTTTTTCAGCTGAGTCGCCAGTGATGTATGCAAGTCCGAGGTACAACCACTCCTGTGAATCAATACGATCTACAAGAAGTAACGCTGTACCCAGAATCAAAACGGCAAGTCGGCGCCATGAAAGACGTGATTGACTACCGAAGAGTGCTTGAATAGTGGCCTTGATAGAATCCATTTCAACCTCAACCCACAAGGATCTTAACGACCACACCATTGGTAGGGTCAGTTTGCGTTTCGTTGACACCCGCAAAGCTGGGCTTAACTGTTGTAGCCCAGAAGGATAGAGCCGTACCGAATGCAGAACCACCAGGGCAAGCATAAGTGACTGTCTGACCTGCAGGAGCGTAGTAAACCCAGTTGGGTGCTTGGTCTTGTGACGTAGTCCCAGCCATCGCATTGTCTGCGATTTTCAAGTATACACCCGACGTGTTGAGAGTGTTGTCAATCTGTACGCTGTAGATGGTACCTGTACCGCCAGTGGCGTTTTCTTCTGCAGTACCATTGGCATCAGTGTCAGTGACAAGGAGTGTACCCAGCGGGTTAGCGACATTGGAAAGTGTTACAGCCATTAAATCACCTACGAAGCAACAATGCGGATGGTTACGTTTTGTGCAGGTGAAGCAGCATTGTTGTCTGCTTCATCGTTAACACACCAGAAACTAAGGTTAGTAAAAGGAATGCCGTCAGGCATCGTGATGTCTTTCACCGACGTTGCAGGCACCTTAATCATTAGATCTGGGGGAGTGGTACCCACAGTGACCGCCGAAGTCGTAAACGCAAACTTAGCGTATACAGCGGCACCTGCTGTGTTGTCGACATGAATCGAATAAAGGTTACCGGGACCACCTGTTACATCAACAACGGCAGTAGCGTCAGCGTCAGTGTCTGCAGCCATCTTGTATGTCAAGATAGTAGGGGAAAAGTCAGCGGTGGTCAGTGCCATGATTACTCCAGCCAGTCATTGATGCCCTCTGCGAGAGCGGTTCCGATACGGCGCATTCCTTCATCAGTAAGAAGAGGTTTGTGTCCATCATAGTCGACGAAACAGGGTTCAAAACAAATCGCAGTCGCAGCCACGCCTGCAATGGTATTGTAAGCGTTTTTCGTCCAGTTGTCAGGGTCTGCGGGTATTAGTTTCACGCCACCGTCCAGCTCAGGACACGCATTTTTTAGCCTAACCGCTACATACATCGACAGTTCAGGACCTGTGTTGCTGCGGTAATCGTAGAACACAGCGCCATAGTCTGCCTGGTTACGACTACCGGCATTGAGGTGCGCGGCGACGTAGACGAAAGGGCCCCGCATACCTTGTTGATACATGTTGCAGCGTTCATGCCTTGCAGAGTACCAGCCATCGCTGATGCACATAACGTTGTGACCGAGTTCAATGAGTCGTTCTTCTGCAGCCAGCAGATACTTGGGGGTCATCATTGCTTCCGACTCCCAAACGTCAATCTGTCCATCTCCATCGGCATCAAACGTGGCACCACGATCCGAGGCTCTGCGCCCTGGTTTGCCTGCGTGTTGTCGGTCAAGAAAAATAAGTGCCACGAAGTTGCCTGTAAAACTTAGAACGGTAGAAGCGCGTCACTACAGACACCTTGTAGGTTAGTGTTTGAACCGTCGAGATTTGTTACAATCCGCGTCCAACTTTCAGCGTTGTCGGTGCTTTGCCACACATCACCAGAGCTACAAGCAATAATCCACGTGCCGTTGCCATCTGTTTCTATGTCATTTGAACGTCTACCGCTGGACATCAAAGTATCAACCATACTAATGTTTGAGATGGTTTTACCACTCACGTCGAAATAACTCACATGCTCGTCATTTGTTGTCACATGTGCAACGCGGCCACCCGCAGATGCAATCGTAACAGTGTCGGCCAGCGTTCCACTCGGGTTACGTGTGTCTGTGTTCATCGTTGATTCGGCACCCCAATCGGTAACATCCGAGTCTGCACATGACCGTGCCCTGATCTCACCACTACGCCCATACACCAAAACAAACGAGTTGTTTGTGTAGGTCAAGGCTCTGGACTGTCCTGGCGGGTTGCTACCTGAAAACGGTTCGATGCTCGTCCAAGACGCACCGTAGTCCGTTGAGTAGTAAATCCTGTCAGTTTGGGCCATCATTACAGTACCGTTTCCAAAGCACATCGCTTGGATTCCGTTACCCGATCCGCTAACGTGACCGCTTAGACCACTAATGTCTACTGCGGACCATGTCGCTGCCCCATCTGTGGAACGATACACCGCGTCGTTAGTTTGACGACCCACAGACAACCAAACACCAGACGTTGATCCATCATCACACCAAATGATTCGGTACTGATCGAGATCACCACTGCCAAGATCAACGTCAGTCCAGTCCGCAACAGTAGTGACATCAGTTCCAGATACCAATAACTCCCTGGATGTGCTGTCTCGACTCATGACGTAGATGATGTTTCCGCTGGCGTCTTTTCCGGCTGCAATGTCGAAGCTACCAGGGGTTCCAGTGCCCGTCGTATTGTCGTAGTTTGTCCAGCTTGTGGTGTCGGATGCTGCAGCGTAGGCGACTTTAGCGCTGTTCATACCGATGACCCAGCGCGTAGCTCCAGAAGCAGGTGTATCTACACCATTGATATTCTGGATACTACTCTTCGCGATGTCGTTGACTTTTTCAATACTGCTCGCAGCAATATCATTGACTTTCTCGAAGTTAGCCATCAGGCAACCTCAATGTAATCTGGGCTCGGGTTGAAATAGATTTTGTCTGCTGTGATCGCCCAGCCAATTACTTGCACCAGGTCGCCATCAGTAGACGGCTTTGTTTGAGTTGGTGGTCCTTCAGCTTCAGGTGCGTAGAGGCGTCCCGCAACAGTGTACGTAGGGAACGTTCCCGCGTCATGAATGACACCTTGCATCAAAAACTTACCGACAGTGTTGATTGATATGTCTTCTGCAGCCATAGCAACAGCGGGAATAGCTTCCGAGTTACCCGCAGTCATGTTGACCTTGTGCATCTTAGAATCACCTGCCTTAAAATAGACTACGTCACCGCGAACAAGTGCTTCTCCAGCTTCAAAAGCTGCGGTAATACCCGAGCACTTTTCGTCTGCGATGGCAGTATCAATGGTCAACATACCAAAGATGTCGATATTTTGAGCCGCGTCCAATGACATTGTTTTTGTTGTACCGTGCGCTGTACCGACCCCTATTTCAAGTGTGTCTGTACCGTCGTCAATTCCAATACGGAAGTCTTGAGCGTTGCCATCAAAAGCAAGCATGGTGTCTTCTGCACCAGTATCACCAATGGTCAGCTTTGGTGTCGTGCCGCCAATAACGACATTCCCTCCAAACGTTGCCTTACCTGCCAAGGCCATGTCCAACTCAAGGGCTGTGATCGCAGACGCACCATCCGTACCTTTGAACTCAAGTTTCTTATCAGCTTGAGCAAGTTCGATTTGAACGTCACCACTGTTGGATTCATCGATCTTCAATCGACCACTTGTAGCCTTCTTAAATCGCCACTTACCTTCAGCACTATCAAGAACGATGTCGCCATCGATATTGAGGGTAAGGTCAGCAGCAGCGGCTGCACCATCAGTCGTTGTAATGGTCAAGGCACCATTGGCACCGGTTGCGATCGTTGCACTATCTGCTGTATCGGCACTGGAGAGCATCTTGATGTCTGGTCCACCATCGTCGACCTTCATGAAAATGCCCTGATTAAAATCAGCTCCGGTTGCAGTCAGGTCAAGTGCGCGTGTTGTGCTTCCACCAGGCGTTCCTCCAGTAGCAACAACTTCCAGACCCTTAATAAGGGTAGTACCTGCATCCGCTGCATGAATGAGCGTCGGCGTTGCCCGAATCGCTGTAAGGGTATTTGTTCCCGCAGTCGCTGTGGTGTTATCCATGTCGACGTCTATACCAATCAGGGTATTGTTCGACGTGCTTGCACCTGTTTTATCGAAGTCTACTGTAATAGCGGTGTATGTACCTGCATTGGTGTCTGTTACAACGTCATCAAGGACAAGTTCGTTACCATCAAAAGTCAGGTTGGCTTCAGCGTTTATGGCATCAGTACCCGTCGCTGTGAGAATGCGGTTGTTTGAACCGTTGGTCATGAAGTCTGACACGTCAACACTTACGGCAGACCCTGAAACAGCGATACCTGTACCTGCACCTACATTCAACGTGACTGTACCAGTTGTTCCCCCTCCAGTAAGCCCGTCGCCTGCAGTAACACCTTCAATGTCACCAGTCGCGCCAGGAGCGATATCAGTAAAGATCGTGTTGTTCATTCGCCTGATCTCCAGTTGAGCACCAATCGATCGAGTGTAGCTGTACTCGCGTTTAGCTTAATACCCACCCACAAGTTTTGTGTCTTAGACAATGCTGTGATTCCTGGGCTCAAGTCTGCGTTCGAAAGCGTAGACACACCATCAAGAGAGATTACGTCACGTTGGATCAACCACACTGCACCTTTATCAGCCGCTGTAGTTGTTCCTGCTGTCAGTGTTTGTGTAGCTGCTGAAGTGCCGTCACCAACACAAGGTAGATCCCCTGCAGCATCACGAAAGATAGCAAGAGTGGCAGAAGCAGCCCCACCTGCACTGGACAAATGAACTTCAGCAGATTCGAGATGAGCAATCATAGGTACGCGCACTTGAATAAGTTGGCGTGTGCTACTGAGAGAGGGAAGTGGGGAAGTAACAACGGTTGCTGTACCAACGTTACTAAATCCGTTGTAACGGGGATTTGCCATAGTAAATACCTCGGGGTGTAAAGCGCTTGCTCAATAATAACAGCAAAACCGAATTTCTTCAGCCCAAAAAAAGAAAACCGGGAACCGATCTCTCGGCTCCCGGTCAGAAATTTAACTACGTAGGATTACAGGGCAGGCATTTCAGCGAAGAATACCAGAACGGTAACCTTACCAGCAGTCACTGTAGAGCCCGAGCCGTTGGAAACGGTAAGCTGAAGCTTACGTGTACCACTTGCGGAGCTTGGAGTGATTTGCTGCTCGACGTAGGTACCAGTGGCACCCATAGCCATGTCATCGAAGAACAAGTCGGTCTCGCCGTTTGACGAAGTCTGAGCCGAAAGGTTGGAAGCAGAGCGTCCAACTTCGAACGTCAAGTCGCTGGCAGCAGTGTCAACTTTAGCCAGTACACGAGTGATCATCGATCCTGCAGGCAACACCTTCGAAGACAGTTCCGCACGGAAACTGTTTGCAGCGATGTTGTTGGAATCC